GTAGTGGTATCCTTAGGGTTACTAGCTAAATAATATATAGTAGCTTTACCATGTACTTTTTTACTTTTAATTAATCCTAAACTTTCTAGGTCTTGAATACCTTTTGTAATTCCGTTTCTTTTAGATATTTTTAAATCTTCTGCTAGAGAGTTATAAGCATACACAAAAAAAATTTCTCCATTTTCATCTGTAAAATTTTTTTTATTTTCTTCTAAGCAGGATACTTTATATCTATCTAACATTAGCATATATATAGAAAATGCTGTACTATTAATTACTCCATCCCTCCATAGCCTGAAGAGGCTCTTTGGGACTTGGTAAAATGGTTCTTTTTCTTTCAAGTCCCTTTCACCTCCCTTATTAGTTAAAAATAATTAATAGAGATAGCATTATTACACTAAAGATTAATCCAATAATAATTATGCTTAAGTCATCATTTTTAGAGACTTCACTATCATATAGTTTTTTATAGTATTCTGCTGCATCTTTATCATATTTAGAATTAAAATACATACATTTTCTATATCTCTTTTCTCTTTCCAGTTCATACTCAAGTCTGGCATTTTCATCCATTAGCTTTTTTAAATTTTCTTCTGTTACTTCAACTTTGTTAAAAGTAATCTCCATGTATTCACTTTTTAATTTTCCAATTTCTTCTCCTATTTTCACATTATCCTCCATATAAGAAAAAATATTATTAAAGCTTCCAATATAGAAATCGCTCCTAAAATTGTTATAATAATGTCTCTATCATAAATTTCAGTCTCTTTTTCTAAAGAGAAATCATAATAATAGTGTACTTTACCTCTTAACCAAGCTAGTTCATCTTGAAGTGTTCTAAAATTTTTATTTTTTCCCTCTTCTTTAATTTCTTCTAACAATTCTTTAACTTCTTCTATTTTTTTTACAATATCTTCAGTTTTTTCAAATTTTATTTCTATGTTATTTTCCATCTACATAAGCTCCTTATTTTGTTAAAAATATACCTGTATGGTCTTTTAATTGTTGTCTGGGAATAAACTTTCTGCAACTTTATCTATATCTTTGTTATCGCCAGATTCTGTAATAAATTCACCTGTTTCAGCATTGATAATATCACCATTATTTTCAAGTATTTCAATTTCTTGTACTTCTGTACTCTTGTCATCTATAACTTTAAATGATTTTTCATCTTTTGCAGCCATTTCAAGAAATTCAACTGATACTGGTAACCATTTTAATAGCTTTTTAACTACTGTTTTTTGTGCCATTTCTTCAAAATTCTTATTCCATACATCATTTTTATAAGATCCTTTTCTATATTTTTCTTCATGTTTTACAACTTCATCTTTTGTCATATATTCAAATGCCTTAGCTCCATCTTTTAGAATTGCTACAGCATAAAAGCCTTTTATTTCTCCTCTTTCATCAAAATTTGGCTTATGTGTTAATGTTCTTGATAATCCGTATTCAATGTTAAAGTCATCATTTTCATATACTGTATAACTGTATATATCAGATAATTGTCCACTTCTTCTTAGTAATTCAATTAATCCTTTATATCCTATTTGAAACTGACACTCAACAGTACCAGCTTTCTTATTTTCAAATGGTATTAAATAACATTGTCCTAGAGTTCCTGGTTCTAAACCAAGTTGAGCAGATACCATCAATGCACCTAATAAACTTTCCTGGCTACATTTAGCAAGTTTTGGGTTTTGTCTAATTGTAGTTATAGCTATTCTAACAAACCTTTCACTATTTACATGTTTTGGCAATGCAGTTGCAAATTGCTTTGCTCCTGCTTGTATTACATCAAATATTGTTTTAGATTTATTTTCTTTTTTTACCATTGTTCCAGTATTTCCTGATGTTAAACTGTTTTTTGCTGTTGTACTCATTCTATCTACTCTCCTTATTCTTTTTCATCAACTATCTCAGCTTCTTCTATTTCTTCTTCTAAAAAAAGTGGCATATTACCATTTGTTTTTATATCTTTCATTCTTTCAAATGCTTTTTCTATACAACTGATTGCTTCTTTTTCTATTTCTTCAATAGTCATATTTTCAAGTTCTAAACCTTTATTTAATAATTTTTCATCAAAAACTTCTGCCCAAATAGCTTCCTCTAAATAATATTCAACACCATTTATTTTTGTTTTTGGTACTTCTTCTTTACAAACAATATTATTAAAAATTATTGTTGTTTCACTTAATTTTTTAAATTCCAATGATAATTTTGTATTTGAAGTTTCAAAAACCAATTTTGTTTTATCTTCTTTGATTTGTTTTTCAATTAATGACCAACCTAAAACATTATATTTACTTCTTATAATTTCATCTGTATACCATTTTAAAATATTATCACTTATCATATTCAATTCCTCCCTTATCTAACCATTAAAAATTTTGATGTTTTTTGATGCTTGCTTTCTAACTCTTTATATTGTTCCATTAGTTCCAAGTTTTCTTTTGCCATTGCCTCAAAATCTGGTGTTTTTCTAGTTTGTATATTAAATTTAAACTTTCCTGCAACTCCCTTTTGAGTGCCATTATTTATAAGTTCCAACATTATCTCTTCTTTTAATAGATCCTGTTCTTTCTTTAAAGAATTAATTTCTTTACTTAATTCTTTAATCTTTGCAGCCTTATCTTCTAAATCTGTAAACTCTATAACCTCATTATTTTCTATTTCTAATGCTTTTTGTTTTAAATAATTCATGTAAGCATCTGAACCATCTGGCATTGGAGGAATTTTTTTTAATAAATTTTCTTGATAAAATTCAGTAGCTTTATTTCTAATTAAATTTATATCTTCCTCGCTTCTCTCTATCTTAAATTCCTTATATTGCTGTCCTCCAATTAGTACAGCTATATATGCAAATTTATAACCTGTAAGCATAAGATAATGCTGCACCTGTGCATAATAATACTGAGGTATTACATCATCTTCCCAGTCTTTTTTATTCCAAAGAGATGTGGTTTTTATTTCTAAAACTCCATAATCTCCTGTTTCTTTATCTTTTAATGCTCCATCTAAATTAGCAATTAAAAAATCATTTACAACTGAGTAAGGAACTTCATATACAATTAGTTCTTTATGTTTATTGGAAAACTCTTTTAAAATAGTTCCCTCTAACATATGTCCCCAATGTGTTAGTTCATTACCTTTGAAATTGCTACCTTCCGTTTTATCTACATAAACATCAACTATTGATTTATAAGGATTTACTCCAATTATTGCCCCTATATCACTTCCACCTATTCTTTTTGCTCTAAGTTCATGCCAATCATCTTCATTATCATAACCAAGAACTTTTGTATTTTCAGTATTTGCTGCTACAGAAGTTTCAAACTCTTCTTTTGTCATTTCTATTACTTCTGATTTAGTAACACTTATTAATTGTTCTAAATCTGCTTTATTTAATTTGCTATATCCTACCAACCCTAAACTTTTTGCTTCTTCTCTTAATTCTTTAACTGTCATAATTTTCTCCTTGAATTTATTAATTTTTTAATATATAATTCAAGCAAGTAGATTAACTACTTACTTCTAACCTAAACATCTAATAAACTTTGGTCGGTGCTATTAGATGTTTTTATTTTTTTATAACTTATTCCATTTAGAAAATTTAGCCAGTGAGCTTTTATAATTAAGTAAGCTCCTCTCTCATTTTCTTCATTTTTCTTTTTGTAGATACAGCCAGGAACCTCATTAGCTCTAATTAAACTATAAACATCATCTTTGTTTAATTCACCATCTGATAGAGCTACTGCTTCATCTACTGTTATCTTGTAATTTGCCATAAAACCTCCTTATAAAATATCTTCAAAGTCATATAACTCTATATATTTACAGTAGAATCTGTAAACAATATTAATTAACCATTTAATTTTGTATTTAACTACATCTTTAAAAGATGGACTTGCAAAAGTTTCGTCTTCATTGATTTTCATTATTAGCCTCCATTTTTTTATATGCTTCCATTACTACTACTACATCTTTTAATTTTGCAGTAGCAGGGAATGGTATTATTTTTATCAATCTTAAAAATTCATTTCTATGTATTCCCATTTTTCCCCTCCTTAATATTTAATTCCTTTCTTTGTTTCTTGATTTTCTCCTAATAAAAAGATATAATTTTATAAATTATTTTTTATTGGGAGGTTTAAATTATGGATTATCTTAGATTGTTAGAAATATCTGCACCATTAATTTTTTCATATTTTATGTATTCTAAAACTCTCAAAAATGATATGAAGAAAAAACAGTTAGAATACAATATTCAATTAATGAACGAAAAACTTGATAACTTGTATATTCCTATTTACATATCGCATACAACAAATATTCTTACCAGAGAAAAATTTGTTATACTGAAGGTAGATTGTGGAGATATATCTTATTACTTTGAAACTTTTTATAATATGGATAAAATTCTTAGTAAAAATATTAAATATCTTTCAAAAGAAATCAAATCATTATTTATAGAATTTCATGCTTATATTATTAATCGGATTACAGTAGAAATTTCTGAAAATTCTAATGCAGGATTTTTAACATCTGATAAAATATATGAAACTCATTTTGATTTATTGAATAAAACTTACCTTAAAATTTATCAATCACTTATGGCAGAATATAAAGATATATGCCGTAAATTAGGATTACCAGGACCAGTAGAAAATTTCGATTAAATCCTTTTTGTTTTCCTGCTAAATATGATAGTGTTCCCATTAATAAAGTAAAAAATATTAAAATTAAAATTCTTCTCATAGATCACTCTCTCTTTCTTTTTCGTTACCTTTTAGGATACATTTTTGACAAAAAAAATTGGAGTTGGATCATCTATGTTAAGAACTTCCATTATTTTGAAAATTTCATCTGAGTTAAATATTTTTGAGTTTAATTTATTATTGTATGTTCTTATAGACATTCCTATAGCTCCAGCTTGTTGCTTTTTTGTAGAGTATCCTTTTTCTACAAATTTTCCCATTAATTTGTTTATATTTACCATAAAAAGCCTCCTTTCGCCTATTTTATTTTGTTACCTTTTAGGTTACTTGTATAATATCACTTATATTTTATTTTGTCAACACCTAACAGGAAATTTTTTTTATTTTTTTTGAAAAAAAAGTTGCTTTTTGGGTAAAAAAAGTTTATAATAAAGAAAAAATTAGGAGGTAAGATTTTATGAAAAATAAGCTATCTAGAAAAAAAACTCCACCAACTAAACAAGAAATAGAATTAGCTAATAAATTAAGAACAAAAAGACTAGAAAATAACTTATCTTTGCAAGATGTAGCAGAAAAATTAGGTGTATCTAAAGTTACTATTTCTAGATACGAAACTCTAGATATTACAAATATTCCAAGTGACAAAATAGAAGGAATGGCAAAATTATATAATACAACACCAGCTTACTTAATGGGTTGGGAAACAAAAAAAGAAAAAGAAAATATAGATATAAAAAATATAGATACTGATTTTTTAATGGTTCCACTTTACCAAAGTATATCGGCTGGATATGGAGCTTCTAATGTAGATTTCATAGAAATGATACCTGTCTTTGGATTAAAGAAAAATGGGACAACATACTTTGCTGTGAAAGTTAAAGGAGATAGTATGGAGCCGAAGATTCCAAATGGCTCTACTATCATAATAAAAAAAAATATAGCTGTTGAAGTTGGAGAAATTGGAGCTTTTAACTTAAATGATGAAAATTTTGTAAAACAAAAGAAATTAGTAAAAGACAGATTAATTCTACATTCATTTAATCTAGCTTATGAAGATAAGGTTGTAAATGAATTTGATGATTTTATAGAATATGGTAAAGTTGTTAAAGTTATGATTGATCTGTAAAAAGTAGAGGGGTTTACATGTTAAATAATTTTTTTAAAAATCTTTTTGGAAAAAAATCTGAAAATAAAGTAAAAGAAAAGAAAAAAAATTTTAAATTTGAAGTTGCTGGAACATTTTTAGGAGGTAGGCAAGCAAATATTTTAAAATATTTTTCAGAAAAAATTGAAAATAAAGAATTGATTCTTTTTGAAAACTTAAAAGATTCTGAAATAAAAACTAAAAAATACTTAGATGAAGAAATTTATGAGATTCCACAAAATTATGAAATTAAATCTAATATGGCTGATGGATTAATAAAATTTGTGAAAGAACCTAATAATGAATATGATAAAAATGCTATAAAAGTAATGATAAAAGGAATGGGAACTGTTGGATATGTTCCAAAAAATATAAATGTTTTCTTTGCTAAAATGTTAGAAAATAATGAAATAAAAGAAGTTACTGCTACAATCTGTGGTGGTGAATATAAATTATGGAATGGTAAAAAGTTAAAAAATGATAGAGATGACTATTCAGTAACAATAACTATTAATTATTAATTCTCTAATTAGTGATAATTAAGAGATAAAAAAATATAAAAAAAGGAGATGGGGTTTATGACTATTGATGAATTAAAAAGTTTTGCAAAAAGTAAAGGGATAATACTTCCACCTTTACAAAGTTCAAAATATCTTACTTCTGTAATTTCTGAACTTAAAGATGATGAAGAACTTTTATTTTTTTGTCAAGCTAAAGAGGGGAAAATAGATGGAACTTTGTTAATAACTTCAAAAAGAGTTAGTTTTTTAAAAATTGCTTTTCTATCTGGTGTTAGTTCTGTTTCAATGAATATTGATAAAATAAATAGTGTTTCTAAAAAGAAAGGAATGTTAACAGGTGAATTAGAAATTTGGGATAACTCAGGTAATGTAATTTATTCAATAGCTTCTGGCTATCTTGATACAGTAGAAAATTGTATTAATCAAGCTAAGAAGAAGGTTGATAGTCCAAAAACTACAACAGTAAATCAAGTTAGTGCAGCAGATGAAATATTAAAATTTAAAAATTTATTGGATCAAGGTATCATAACACAAGAAGAATTTGATAAAAAGAAAAAAGAATTATTAGGAGTATAAGTTTTATTAATTAGTATTTTAAATAAAAAAAAGGGGAGTATTATTTATGAAAAAACTTATTGCTATTTTATTTTTAATTTTATCAGTTGGAGTTTTAGCAGAAATAGTCTATATTACACCAACAGGTAAAAAGTATCATCCTAGCAAAAATTGTCCTGGTTTAGCTAGAGCTAAAAAGATAATTCCTATTGAAAGAGCAGAGGCAGAAGCTAGGGGATATACACCTTGTAAAAAAGGATATAAATAAACAAAAAAGCCCCTTAGTTGCTCCAACAACTAAAAGGCTTTAAGAGTGTGGTACTCTTCTGTTAAAAGCTATTTAGATTATATCACACTCATTTTTATTATGCAAATAAAGGAGTGTGATTTTTTTATGAGAGCAGCAAATGGAATGGGAACTGTTTTTAAACTATCAGGAAACAGAAGAAAGCCATGGGCTTTATTAGGTCCTAAATATTACAGCATAGAAGAAAAGAAATATAAAAGAGATTTTATAGCCTGTTTTAAGACACAAAAAGAAGCTGAGACTTATAAACTAGCTTTATTTACAAATAATCTTGAAATGTTAGAAAATACTGATATTAAAATCTCTAAAAAGAAAGAAAAGGGAATAACTTTTGAAGAATTATACAATCTATGGATTAAGTCTAAAGAAGATGTTAAACCAGGAACAAAATCAAACTATGAAACTAATTTTAAAAGAAGTAAAAAATTGTATGGATTAGAAATAGCTAAAATTAATGGTATTATGCTACAAAACATCTTTTATAGTTTGGATCTAACTAATAGTACATTAAGATTATTAAGAAGTTTTTGGTCTAATATTTGGGACTTTGCAATTCTAAATGATATGGCCACTAAGAACTATGCTAAGTTTTTAAAACTTCCAGTTCAGGAAAAAGGTAATAAAACTGGAGATAGAGAAAGACCAATTAGTAAAGAAGAATTACAAACACTTTGGAATAATCTATATAATTATGATGTAGACAAGTATAGAATTATAGATATGGTATTGATTCTGTGTTATACAGGTTTAAGAATAAGTGAGCTGTTAAAAGTAAACAGAAAAAATATTTATCTAAAAGATTATTACTTTGAAATAGAAGCGTCTAAGAGTAAAGCTGGAATAAGAAAAGTCCCTATTGCAGATAAAATACTAGAGCTTTTTAAGAATAGATATTTCAGCAAAGATAAACATTTATGGCAGAGACTTGATGGCTTAGAGTATGATTATGATTCTTTTGATAATCATTTCAGAATATTGTTTAGAGATATGGGATTATCATATCATAGCTTACACGATACTAGACATACATTTGCAAGTCTATTATCAGATACTGTAGCAGATAAAGATGCAATTATTAAAATGATAGGACATTCTAGCTATAAAACTACATCTGAGGTTTATGTACATAAGAACCTCAAGAAGTTAAAAGAAGCTGTTGATGAAATATAAAATTACAGTATATAAAATATATAGTTATTATTAAAGTGTTTGCACTTTGTTAACATCTAATTCAAGTTAAGTCAATTTATTCTACACTTAAATTTTGAATTGATGGTATTTAGCATACTTTAGAAATTATATTTTAAAAATAGTTTAATTTCTACAAAAAAGCC